GCACAACCTCCTGCCCAATTCTCATCTTCTAGCGCATATTGATCACAAATCTTTGCACACGCCTCACGTTCTAGTTCTGCTATCCATCTACAAAGTTTTACAAAATGTTCTTGTATTAAAAAATAATCAATTTCTTCGTTAGTCATCTTTATGCTCCTGTATAAACATCCAAGCAATTACCGCTGCCACTATCAATGTAAACGCAGTTGCCATTAAGGCAATGATCAAGATGATTGTGTCCGTCATGATTCACCTATCAGTTTAAACGTGGTTGTTATCTTTTCCTGAATTGATTTTTTATCTGCGCCTTCTTTCATCTCCGCATCAATCCAACGCAGAGTTTCATACATCACCTCTGCATTGACGGCTCTTCTTAGCTTGTCTTCATCATCAGGGTAATTAAAGGATAGTGTGGCTTGCATTCTCATTCTTCCCCCTCGATTTGGCCAGTAGCCATTTATCACCTAACATTCGGATGGCCTTGACCCACTTGCGTTGGTTCTCCCTATTTTGATAATAGGGAATGTAGTCCACGTTGTATAACTTTCTTGCCCGTTTAAGCATTGTTATGTTCATAATGTTCCTTTAATTGTTGTGGCATTTTTTCTGTGATCCAGAAGCCATCTTTGTTTAAACTCATACCAGCAGCCAGCATTTCTTCGGTTGTCATGCATCTGCGGTCTACTCCAAACTTACCGATCCTGTGCCATATAAAAGGTTTGTTGCTGTTAAACCTTTGTTTACACGAACCGCATTGGTTTTTACTGCCCGTTAGTGGTTTCATTGGTCATCTTCTTTTTAACAAGTTCTAACTCGATAAGTTCTGCCATCGAGGTTCCCGATGGGAATCTCAACTGGGCAGCTTGCATCTCATAAATGTTGGCTATACAAGCTTCAATGCCTGCGTTATACCCTGCGGTGAATGGATCACCTTGGGAAAACTTAGAAGACAATGCTTCTCGTATAACCTGTGCCATTGTGACTCTGTACTTCTTTGAGTACTTCTTTAAGTCTGAGATATCTTTCGGTTCTAAATACGTCATTACCGCTTTATATTTAGAAGGTGTCATTTCGTTTCCATTCGTTAAATACATCCATCAGTTCGGTGAATCTTTCCTGCGCTTTCTTGTTTCCGTTGAGTTCAGTTCTTGATTCAATCCGACAGTATCGGCAGACTCCATCTGCCGCCCCCGTTTCACCATCTATATCTGTAAGATTGGTGGCCACAAGGAACTGTTGAAAAACAGGATCTCGGCAGATCATGCCTGCCGTCTTGACCATGTTGTTGTAAGGCACTGCTGACTCATCATCTGCAATGCGTTGTATAGCCACTGCATATCTTGCCCCAACAAAGTCACGCAGAATCTCTTCCGGAACCTCATCGGGGTGCATGGCAAGCGTTAAGATAAAACCTGTGCGGTCTTGCTTTAACGCTATCTTCCTTGCTTCAAAAGATAGTGCCATCAGAATGGATCTTCTTCATCTTGGGATTGATGCTCTTGACGGATACCGCCACCCTCTTTAGGAATGAAACGATCCACGGCCAAGGACAGGTATGTCTTTCCGTTCTTGTCGGTCTTCTTCCAACCTGACAACTTAACCACGTGACATCCATCTTCAATCTTGACATTGGTCAAGTCTTTCATGTTGATATGGATAGTCCCGTAGTAGTCGGGAGACTGTGGGCCTTTCTTAAAATTGGATGGGCGAAGTGATCCGCCGTCAGGCTTTTGTTTAAACGCTGTTGTATATGTCATGACTGCTCCTTGAGTTGTTTAAATTTGAGCTTAAGCTCGGTGAAATGATCTCTAACTTTCGCATAGAGATCGGGGTGAGAACGCTTGAGATCGTCCAATTGGGTTTGGTTGTTCTTCCAGTAGTCTGATAGATCGTTGACGCTTTGTACGTGCCAAGCCTTATTCGCATACTCAATCATGCCTTCAGCAAAGAGTTCTCGACTGGCATCATCCACGGGTGTACCCGAAACAACCTTCTTCACTGCCTTCTGAACTATGGCCTCCACCTTCTCTTGCTGCTCTTGTTTAAACGCAACATCCGCAGCTTCCTCGGGTACATCTTCTCCTGCATAAATGTAGAGTCCTAGGCCATGCAGGCTGACTGCCTTGGTCATGCAACGCATGATCGCAGTGTTGACTGCAAATGCATCAGGGTTGGTGATGGGTTTATTCCTGTAGTCCATGACTGGCAACATACAAGTACGGGGTTGGCCAAACATGGTGACGGTGACCCATACCATGCCTGTGCCGTTTACATCCATGTATGGTTTGCCGTCAAACTGTTCCACGTGAAACACTGCGCTTGGATCAGCTTTCAAAACTTCTGCCCACGCCCACGCCCAACTCAAATACGTTAAGCCATTCTTCTTTTCGGTATGGTCATTGACATTAATCTTCAGTAGATCCAAGGGCGAGTTCGGCTTGGTACTGGTCGCACCATTCGGCAACTCCGCAGTAGTTTCCTGTGCAACGGACGGGTTCACCTTTTCTAGTTTCGACATATCCTTTTTCCTTTTCTGCCAACTCTGTGGCTTCTTCGATTGATTTAAATAACTTGATGGCTGTTTTACGGCCTTCCCTCTTGACGGCATAGACTGTCTCTCTTTGCCATCTTTCCTCATCAGAGCAGAGCGGTAGCTCTTCTCCAAAGTCCTGAAACATCTTGGCATTGCGATGTTGTTCTAATCTGTCCCGAACGTAGGTTTCAGTCTTCACTGCATCCCACATTGGAATATCCACCATGTGAATAGGGGCTTTAGGATATCCATCCTTCTTTTCATGGCGACTGAAATCCCTAATGAAAGCGCAGATCTGTAATCCAACAACTTTACGTTTCTTTACCTTCTCAACTAACCACTTGTAGACATTCAGTTGTTGCTCCCATTCCACCTTGTCTTGCATGACTGCCCACGCAGAGGTGAACTTGTAGTCAATGATGACAATCCCCTCGGGGGTTTCTTTTTGCAAATCGATCTGTCCGGAGATGGCTATTTCGTCCACATTGATGAAGAGCCTCTCCTCCTGTATGTACCCGTCAGTTACGCCCCTTTCCATGACCACATGCAACGCAGAACCGAGCAATTGCCATAGGTTGTCAGCCACGTCCTGAACGACCTTCTCGTCATACTGCTCACGCAGTCTTCTGATGCGTGGAGGAGACATCAGTTCTGTTACGCTATACTGCGATGCTCCTTTAGAGTAATATTCCGTTGTCGCTAAAGTCATTAGCGTCTCAGGAACGTTCCAATTGTTTGTAATTTTCATTGACTCTCCTATAGGTGTTGAATGGATGATTTGAATAATATCACTATCGAAAACGATTTGCAAGCACTTTCATTATATATTTTAGGTGAGCCTGCAAGTAAAGCAAATTCACGCAGGGTGGTGCGTATTGGCAACATGTCTCGGTTGATCAAAAGCCAGAAAGCGTTGGATTATTGCGATAGGTTTAAACAGCAATGCAAGCCGCTGGCTAANCTNATGACTCGTGATGTCAGGGTGATCATGAAGATCTATTACGCTTCCCGCCGTCCGGATTTGGATGAGAGCTTGATTCTTGACCTGATGCAGGGTCTGGTCTATTTAAACGATAGACAGGTAAAAGAGCGTCACGTGTACTGGGGATTGGATAAAGAGAATCCAAGAGCCGAGATTATTGTCGAGGAGTTGCCGACAAAAAAGCCCCGCACTAAGGCGGGGCAAAGGACAACTGCAAGTTTGCAAAGAAAATGAAAATAACTTGCAAAGGAATATTAGCACATAATAGAATGAAGGTACATCAAGAAGTGTAGAGATTGGTGGGTATGAAGTCGGTCAACGGTGCGCTGAACGTCTAGAGTCTGGCCAGTAATCTAGCGATAACATCTTCATCCCGATGCTCCACGCAGGTCATGACTGCAACAGTCTCTACTCTTGTTGGTGTGCAACGGGTTAGCGCCGTTGTAAACTCCTATTTGAGTTTGGAACACAACACACTGCTTTATGTGCCACCAACTTTTTTTTAAAAGGGTATTGACAAGTCTTGATACTTGTTGATACACTGCGATCACTAATTGGAAGTGGAACTCCGATTAAGAGCCGTTAAATCAAACTCCGACCCCGCATGGGGTTGCGATAGCCCACAAGGTTATTGTGTTCCACCGGGGTTTGACTTAACGGCTTTTTTTTTGTCTCCATTTTTCTATAACTCATTCACTGGTCGGTTAACAGTAGCGGTGAATGTTTAAACCCCCTACTATGGGAAAGACAAGGAAGCAGGGGTACGGGTGGCGAAGTTAGCGCCCTATTGTCGAACGGCTGACGAGTCACGTGGCTCCGGAGAGCATGGTGTAAAGGGCTTAGGATAGGCTAAGTCCGTCCACCAAAGAGCATCCCCTTGGGGATGCAATGACGGCAAGTAAAGGTATGACGGCTAAGACAGGGGGTTATCACTAACCATGCGTGTTGTATTAACAAAGGAAGAGTTATTCATCTGCCGAACCCTCGGGGTCATGAGGAGATCTGCGGCGATGGGGAATGTTGTAGATCAACAGATGGGTAACCAAGAGACTTGGGCTATTGATATTGATGGAATGATAGGTGAATACTGTGTGGCTAAGTATTTGAACCTATGCCCCGATCTGACGGTCGGGGTAAGATCAGGAGGGGCAGATCTCATGACCCACAAGGGAATGAGTATGGATGTTAAAACTACTCGGCACAAAAACGGTAGGCTTTTAGCAACACTAAAGAAGATAGAAGATCCTTGTGATATTTACGTTCTTGCCATCGTTGATGACACGGGCGCAGATATTATTGGATGGGCAAGGAAGAATGATCTCTTCCAAGATAAAAACAAAGTGGATTTAGGGTTTGGTGAAGGCTATGCCCTCGAACAAAATCAATTAAAGGAATTCAAAAATGGCAACTCGTAATTACAAACAAGAATATGAAAGATATGACGGCACTCCAGAGGTTAAAAAGAAAAGGGCAGAGAGAAACAAAGCACGGGCAATGTTAGAA